AACATGAAAGCATCGAGAACATCATCAAAATGATAGATGGAGAAGGTAGCGATTGACGCACGCTGAAACAAATTATCAATAATATACTATTATTATTACAATAATATATTCTATTTTTATTATGATAATAATACTATAATATCGAGAACAGCCCTCGGTTTTTTTAGACCCCTTATAAGGGAAGCGGTGAATCCTACCGGAAGGGTGAGGATGAAAAATGCCGGAACACAAACCGAAAACAATTGCCGAATATATCGGCCACGATGAACCAACAAACCCACTTTTCTATATTGATGAGTGGGACTCTGATAGCCCCCAATGTCTGCTGTTCAGTGGTCAGCCGGGTCTTGGAAAAACAACCGCTGCCTACATCATAGCGAATGAATTGAAACTCGACCTTGTTGAGTTGAACGCTTCTGATGAGAGAGGCATTGATGCAGTTAGAAAGAAGATAAAGGAAATCGCATACAGCAATTCTCTTTGGACACAAAGACTCATTCTGCTGGATGAGTTTGAAGGAATGACTAAACCTGCGCAAGAAGCATTGAAGCGTATGATGGAGAAAAGCAACTGCTGGTGGATTCTCACCTGCAATGATGTTTCATCTGTAATACCTGCTATCAAATCACGCTGCGTACAGTTTCAATTCAAACCTTACACTGTAAAACAAACACGCGCGTATGCACAACTGTTGTTTACACAAACAGGAAAAACATCCACTGATGATGCTACTGAATTACATTCATACTATGGTGGTGACCTTCGCGCGATAGGTAATCACATACTTAGTGGTAAGACTTTAGACAATTCACAAACAGATTTTGATTCGATAGCACTTGATATTGCTGCCGGTGAATGGGAGTCTGTTCACAAGTCCATGTCAGAAATGAATGGACAATTGGGTGTTTCATTACACCAAATGATGTATCGTATTCACGAACACATCAAATCAATTGGGATGGAAACCCAAAGTTTATATGCCTTCTTCTCTGTGTGGGGAGATTTCGTGTTGAAGATGCACGCATGGCCGCTATCGAATGAGTCCTTTGTGGACTACTTCATAGGGACCCTATACAGCGAAGATGCAAAAAATGGAGGACAATAATATGCCAAACTTAAACCAAAACGGAACCGATAATAACGAAAGAAACAACGCGGGACTACACCCGGAAGTCGAAGAACGCCTAAAGTGGTGGTCGGAAAAGCACAACAAGACGCTTGACGATGCCACAGGAGATTTCTTCACATACCTAAAAGTTGAACTTGGGGTTAACAACCCTACCGATGAAGAGGATGACTTCTTGATAGACGCTGCCGAAACATTTGTAGTTGAACGCAGGGTAATGTCGGGAACTTCCCAAGCAAACGCAACGCAACTTGTAGGTTACTTTGTAGGAATAGACCCGAAGATGAGAGATGGACAGGAACGCAAGCGCGCCCCTGCCGTAGCAGCAGCGATAGAGAACTTAGATGGAGCAATACAACTCGGACTTGTAGCACGCGCCTATACAGAAAATGGTGTATGGATGCTTGAAAAGAAAGATGGTAATGTAGCAACAGAAGAACCAGCAGATTCAAAACCATGGTTCTTGTTTGAAGAGCATGGACTATCAATTGCTATCCTACAAAACAACTCTGAATGGAGTCGCTACGGTGAACCTATCACTCCTTTCAGATGGCAACGCACCTACTACTTCCTCGGTAACGAGAAGGATAATTTCTTAGACGAGCAGAAAATACTGCGCACAACTGTAACATCTAACAACCCCGATGAATGGTTTGTTCCACAAATGTTCAGTGAATGCACACTAAAGGTACGCGCTCAATCAGCAAATGTAAAACCCGAATGGGCTGACACATACAATTCGTTTGCGCTACCCGGTGCAATCACCTACGGTAATGAGTTCGTTGATGAAGGACTAAGAGCAGTCATCAAACCGGACAAGTTAGTTCCAGAGTGCAGCAGTTTCATCAAGGATATGTCAACACTTGCAGAAGTATTTGAAACAAGACAAGAAGTAATTCCGGGTTACAACCCTGTTGGTCCGATGGTCTTTGTTCGTGGTAAAGTGAGTGACATGAGAAAAGAAGCGCGTGAATCAGAATGGGACCCTATCGGTCACGACTATTCAATGAGCCTAACATCATTCGACCTTGCAAGAACATTCAACGGTGGAATGCGCCAAAACCTACCATGTTACATTCATGGACTACTCGGTGATAACGGTCACCCATTCGATGTAGCAACAGATGAAGGTTGGAAACCATATGCAGTCAAATCAACAGTCATTGTCTTTGGACGATTGAGTGTGCGCGTAACTGATGATGGTCCACAACCAGCAATCAAGACATTCGGTGTGTTCGCAGTACCTCGCCTCGCTATCCCTGCGGGTGAAGGTGGCGACACATCAACAAGCCAATATGGAGAGTGAAATAAATGCCAAACCTAAATGATTTGAAAACAGAAGCCAATACAGCACTGACCGCAGCAGTAACCTTCGACCCAAGTACCGGAGAAACAGTTCCGGTTGCTTTGGTTGAAGAGAAGCAAAGCCACAGTAAACCCATTGCTACAACAGTATGGGATGAGATAGTTAGTGCAGGTAAGACAGTACCAAACAGTATGATTTTTTGCGGTCTTGTTGGACCGGAAGGTGTCGGTAAAACCGGCATTGTTCTTGACAGTATGACCGAAGAAGAAAAGAAGCGCGGAGATGTAATCTTTGTGTTAGACTTTGATGGTGGTGGACAAACAACCCGCGTCACTCATCACAAAGAATACGCTAACAACATTCGTTGTTTGAGTCCTAATGTAATGTTTGAAACATTCGATGAAGATGGTGACATCCGTGAAGCAATTGACTATCCGGCAACACATAGAAGAGTTATGAAGATTGGACAAACGCTTGTTGATTGGGCTGCGAAACCCGGCAACAAACCAAACTTGCATTCAGTTCTAATTACCGCGGTTGACCTATGGGATGAAGTCGCTAAGAACTGTATGTTTATTGAGGACTTAGGAACTGCACCGGATGGTATCGGTGCTAAAGTCAAACCGCATGAGCAAGTCGGAATGCGTTTCAATTGGCAAATCCGTACTACTCGGTTCCATCAACTAACAACTATCGCACGCACACTAATGCAATTGGGAGTGAATGTTTACTTTGAAACTCACTTCAAAGATTTGCAAGATAAATCCGGCGCGGTTGTTGGAAAGAAAGTATCATGGGAAAAGCATACTGCTAACTACCTTAACCAAATACTATATTTCCACAGAAGTAAAGTACGAGGAGAAGATAACAAACCAACAGGTGAAACAAGGTACGAAGTGGAGTTCGTCAAGTGTAAGACAAACCCCAAACTTCTCGACCAGCGAAGAACTATCATGGTGACAAAGCAAAACTCTTCTCCCGAATGGTTCGGACTACCGGAACTTCGGGAGGGCGAACTATGAGTGATTGGAAGCGAACAGGAAAGCCAGCGCACAACAACGCAAGTGAGCGTAGCGCGGAAGACATACATTTCCTACCGAACCCGTCCTGTGCAGTCTGTGCAGGTACGGGGGAGGTATGGACTGTAACCGCAAGACGAACTCTTGATGGTGAACACGAACCCGAATGGATAAACGAACCTTGCGATTGTGTCTTTCAAAAATGGGTAGCCAAACCCGACCCACTCTGTTCTCAATGCAAAGGAACAGGCGCGGTTCAAGAAAGACTAATGTACCAAGGTGAAGAATACATTCAGTTCCACGATTGTATCTGTTTGCGATATGTAAAGGAGATGACTAATGATGACTAACAAAGTAAGACACATTAAAGGAGAAACTAAACCAAGACTATGTGGCTCAACAGCAGTAACAGAACCTATCGGTACGAATGACAAACTACCTATCTGTAAGAAATGTCAATCAATCCATTTGATAAAGACAGGGGAAGTGATTGAATGAGTATGGCTCAAGCAAACTTTCAAACAGATTCGTTGTTGGCATTCATGGTAGGATTCGGTGAAGGAGTAAACGATTTGAAATGTAGTATTCATTCCATGAAACTAAATGCTCATGTTGATACTGCTACACATTACTTTACAAAAAGCATACGAATACTAATGGATGAATACAAACCGGGAACTATCTTGGTTCCCGATGTTCACAAAGTTGGCGCGTTTCTTAAATCTTGTAAAGAACCAACAACCAAGATGCGTCACATTGGTAACACATTGACGCTGATAAATGGCAATCAAGAGTTTAGTACACCAACCCACGACCACATCATTTCCCATGCGACTGTTGACCGAGCGTTATTAGCACTTGATAGCGCGAAGCAGAATGATTGGAAAAAAATAGGAAACGCGGATTTGGATTGTTCTGGTAATCTTACTATGGAACAGTTGCGTGGACTATCTTCCATGACTAAAGTTGCGGGTAAGGATGCGCCGGTATCTATCAAGGTAGCAGACGGTAACATGATTATCACGGCTGGAAGCAAACGAGGTGCAAGGATGAGTAGAGAAATCGAAGTCGATGTTAGCAGAAATACATCAGAAGAATGCGAAACGGTGTTTGGCTCCCACTTACCTAAGTTAATTGACATTATACCAAGCGGTCCTGTCATCTTCTATATGGGTAACAAGAGCGCGCTTGTATTGAAACATGGTGAGGTTGCAGCAACTTTGATTCTCAAACATCAAGAAGGGGTGGACGCGTGATTGCTGATGCTATCTATCACGATGACTCACCACCTACTCTTTATCTAAGATGGAGAGATAAACACGGTGAACTTGTTGAGCAAACCGTTGATGATTACAAACCGCATATGTATATCCCTGTGTCAACACCGGAGTTCCGAATCAGACAGTTGAAGCGTTCATTCCCCGGAATAAAAATCCGTAAGGAAAAAACTTACGAGGGTCTTGATGGTGCTACATTATGGAGAGTTGAAACAAACAATCCATATGATATTGCATCTATGAGAAAAATGTTCGGTAAAACATATGAAGGTGACATGCGTTTCGTTGACCAATACTTGGTTGAAGAATGCACAGTGATGCCTCAATGGAAGCCGCGCAAATGGTGGTATGATATTGAATGTAATACAGGGGATGATAAGTTCACTACTGTCATCGCTGTCATTGACTCCGACCTTGACGAACCCGTTGTGTTTGCATGGTCCGATGACCGAACCAATTGTCCGTATGGTCTTCCTTTTATCGGCCCACGCTCAGTTCGTGGTGTGACATATAGTTTGAGGATATTCAAATCCGAGAAAGATATGTATGATGCGTTCATCGAGTTC